CGGAAAGCGGGCGGCGGCTGATGAAGAACCGCGAGAAGGTTATCGCAAACCTACGCCGCTCGATAGCTGACGGATCATACGGCCCGAGCAGCTACCACGAGTTCCAGATTTGCGAGAACGGCAAGACGCGCACCATACAGTCGGTCAGCAAGTATGACCGTATCGCACTGAACGCGATAATGCGCGTGGTGGAGCAACACCTGAACCGCACGTTCATAGCCGATTCCGCATCGAGCATCAAAGGGCGTGGCTGTCATTATCTGCATAAACGGATACGTCATGCGATAATGAGCCAGCCCGAGAGCCGGTACGTCTATAAATGCGACATACACCATTACTACGACAGCATCCCGCAGGAGGCTGTCATGGAGGTGTTTAAACGCCGTTTCAAGGATGCCCGGCTCATTGCTATACTGGAGCGTTGCGTCAAGCTGCTGCCGCACGGCATAAGCATCGGTCTGCGGCCTTCCCAGGTACTCGGCAACCTATACCTGGATTATCACCTCGACCACGTGTTGAAAGACAATGAGGGTGTTGATAATTACCGCCGGTACTGCGATGACGAGGAAACGAGGGCCGACAGCTACTATGAACTTACGCGCCGGGCACGTATCATGCACAGCCGCGTTGAGGCTGCGGGCCTGACGATAAAATCCAGCGAGCAGATGTGGTCGCTCGATGACCGCCCGTTGGATTTCCTCGGCTGGGTGACTTACGGTGACGGACGTGTCCGTGTCCGCAAGCATATAAAGCAGCGATTCGCCAGGCGTTGGGGACGTGTCAAAAGCAAACGGCGCAAACGTGAGCTTATCGGCTCATTCTACGGCATAGCCAAGCACGCACAGGCGCGTCATCTGTTCAAGACCATTACGGGATATAATATGAAAGATTACAAGGATCTGGGATTCAAGTACGTCACGGCAGACGGCAAAAAGCAGTTTGACGTGCGGCTGTATCAGATTTCGGAGCTTAACAATGAGACTATCATTGTCAAGGACTTCGAGGTTGACGTTCCCACGTCCCAGGGTGACAACCGCACCCTCGTACTCTTTCAGTCAGACCAGCTCGAAGGAGCTGCGTGCGGCGTTGGAGTTCGCTGCAGCCGAGGATGAGATTCCGTTCCGTACTACGATCAAAAAGAAGGAAATAGGCAAAAACAAATTCAAATTCATTTTCGTATGAAACCATTTAAAGTAAATGCAGCAGAGGGAACTTCCCTCATTGAGAACGGAGGCAGTGGACGTTTCTACTTCCGCTGGGGTATGCATCCTTACATCGTGGAGGGTGAGCAGCAGGGCTACGAGGGCTACGGCTGTTGGTTTGACGGTATGCCGACATTCGGCGAGCTGGTGGATGCTATGATACGCGCCCGCTACACGTTGTCTGATGAGTTGGCACTGCACCGCCAGCGTGACAGCAAGCCGGATGAGTTCGCCGAGTACAACCAGTTCGCCGAGGCTTGCAAAGCAGAGGCCAAGCAGATGCTTAGTATCAGCAGCGCACCGGCAGAGAGCGAGAACCAGGGTGAGGGCGAGTAAAGGCTGACGGGTTATGTTTTTGCACCTGAATATGTACCCGACAAAGACATTGGCTGGGATAGTGGCAGGGTTTACGAGCGTCTTATGCGAGAACCTACTGCCGCTATTCGTGGCCGTCATCGTCTTTGAGGTCATTGACTTCGTGACGGGTTGCATCAAGTCGGCGGTGGTAAGCAAGCGTAAGGGTGAGCGGTTTGCCTTTGAGAGCATCAAGGCATGGCGCACGATATACAAGTTTGTGTTCATACTCACTGGTATCGTGCTGGCCGAGCTGCTGGATCAGACGTTCGGCAACGAGAGCCGCCTGAAACTCGCCAACTACTTCACCGCCTTTTGCTGTGGCGTTGAGTTCTGGTCGTTCCTGGAGAACGCAGCCGTCATCAGCGACCACCCTATCTTTCGTATGCTTAAGAAAGTGATGCGTGAGAAGGCCGAGGATGCTATTGGTGCAACATTTGACGATAAGGAGGCAGAGAAATGAAACTGCGATTAGAAAGACGCTGGCCGCGTGACGGGTACACCATTGGAGTACTCTTTATTGACGGTGACCGATTCTGCGAGACGCTGGAGGACACCGTGCGCAAAGGCAAGAAGGTCAAGGGTAAGACCGCCATACCTGCCGGAACGTACCGCATCCGCATGAACACCGTCAGCGAGAAGTTCAAGGATCGTGCCTGGGCCAGACCTTACGGAGGTATCGTGCCGCGCCTCGTGGCCGTACCGAACTTTGAGGGTGTCCTGATACACCCCGGTAATACAGCCGCCGATACTGACGGCTGCATACTCGTCGGTAACAACCGCGAGAAAGGCAAGGTGCTGGATTCGCAGAAACGATACCGGCAGCTTATGGATGAATACCTCATACCGGCAGCGAGAGCCGGCGAGGAAATAACAATTGAGATCGTATGACCGAACAGGAACGCAACGACATGATACGCGAGTACTACCTGCGCCAGTTGGAGCAGAACGGCGGCTGTGCCGGGCCGATGCTCACGCTGGTGCTGCTGGTGGTGCTGTTGCTTGTCGGATGCCGCACGACCGAATACATTACCGTGCCGGAGGTGCATACGGAGTACGTTTACCGCGACCGCGTGGATAGTGTGGCCGTACATGATTCGGTATATATAAAGGAACAGGTGAAAGGCGATACCGTTACTCGTATTGAGTATAGGTATCGCGACAGGTTTCGATATATCGAACGCACTGACACAGTTACACGATGCGATACTGTTTCAGTGGTACATACGCAGGTGGTGGAACACGTTACAAACAAGATGAACTCGGTGCAGTCGGCGTTCTTCTGGCTGGGATTGCTTGCGTTCCTTCTTTTAATCGGATATATAGCTTTCCGTATATTACGGTGGCGTTATCACTCATAAGTAATTAGGTTAGTAATTGGAACATGGTATTTCATGCACAAGGGGACGGGCTCGCAGTGATGCGGGCCTTTTCTTTTTCGGGTAAAATCGGGCTGAATTACTAAAAAAGATTAAATTTTCGGGTAAAATAATACACCATAACGAAATATGATATATATTTGCATCAGAAACGAAAACAAAAACAACCTATAACAACAGCGATTATGGAAAGAACAAAAATTTACATGGTAGAGAGAACAAAGTTTGAGGACGTAAATGGTACTCTGGTATTAAACAACATAATTATGATAATTTACGATTCGCTGGACAAAGCTATCCAACATATCAAGATGACAGCATCGGTTTATGATAATGTTGTACTGCGCAATGAGGACACCGAGGAAATAAGCGCACATTTTGAGAATAAGGGTATCAGGACAATGGAGAGCATCAAAATTGAGAGCGTATATTGAACACTAAACGGGAGGGGCAACCCTCCCACAATTATAAACCTATAAGTTCAACGATTATGGCAATTAAGTATTCAGGTCAAATTACAGGTACGCTGACCAACGTACAGACAAATTCAAAGGGAGAGAAAAAGACGTTCCACCTGCAGATGCGTCAGAGCAACTGCCTGGCAACGATCATCCACGTGTACAAGAATCCCGAGAGCGAGGGAGATTACGACAAGTACATTCACCAGCTCATCGCCTTTTTCGTAGACGAGCCACACCTGAAAAGGTGCGAGAAAGCCGAAGGCGGCTTGAAGGGCGTCTTTTATGGAGAGATCAAGGATATCAAGCTCAACCTTTACTATAAGGAGAATATCGTTATGCTTAAGCATTTCGTAAAGGCCGGCTGGAAGGTTAAGTGTTACTACAAAGAACCGAAAACGAGAAAGGTAAAGAAGTAATTAACCGGCAGGGCGGTGAAAGCCGCCTTGCATAAACCTATAAGACAATGTTACAACTAATCAACTATTCAGAAAAAGCAGTCGCACTGGTAGGCGACACCAGAGAGATTAAAGACGAGTTAAAGCGTATCGGCGGACGATTCAACGCTAAATTATCATGCGGCGCAGGCTGGATATTCAGCAACGCCAAACGTGCGGAACTGGAGGCACTGGTAGGCCGTAAGCCGGAGGATCACTACGCACATAGTGAGTTGCGCCACCCCGCAGTATATTGCGGTACATACGGCAAATATGCAGGCGGCAGCATCAAGGGAGCGTGGATAGATTTGACTACCTTTGCAAGCGGCGAGGATGCTATCAAGTGGATGTGCGAGGTGCTGCACAAGGACGAGAGCGACCCTGAACTGATGATGCAGGACTTTGAGTATTTCCCCGAGTGGATGTATGCCGAGTGTATGGGTGCGGCCCAGATTGACGAAATCCTGGAATGGTGGAAGAACGAGGGCAGCAAACCGGCGAAATCTCCAAAGATTGACAAGGCCCTGCTGGACGAGTACCGCGCAGAAATGGAACAGGTCGGACTGGATGCCGACTACCACTGCAAGAATGTGAGCGTGCTTGTAAAACTGACGGACGGGCGGTTGCTGGCCTTTGATAAGCCGAGCATTGAAACGCGCTTTTGTTTCGGATATTCTGACTGCGGCCAGGGACAGAGTTATCAGGAGGCACGCAAGGCAGCAGACCGGGCCGCAACAAAGGAATACTTCATGCAGGAGAACCTCGGCAGCATCGAGCGTGATATTAAGCGTCTGGAGAATAAAGACTACGACCTGTGCGTGCAGAAGTGCTACTGGAAAAGTGACCGCATATGCTCAATTATGTGGGCAAAGAAATGGGACAGCGAGGGCGAGCGAGTACAGGATGCAGACAGGGCGGCTATCAAGGACGCTCTGTTACAGCAGAAGGCGATGTTCACAAAACGCCTGGAGGCATGGTGGAAACGCTACGGCGCGGAGAAACTGACAGTCTGGACTTATTGGATGGACGATTGATTATTAACCGGCGGGGCTACGGCCCTGCCATAACTATATGAACTATGAAAGAGATAACAGAACTGAACATACAACCCAATTATGTTAATTCCGGCATAAGCGCGACATTCAAGGTGGACGGCGTAGAGTATTATGCGGATCTGTGTTATATCCCGATGCAGGGAAATGAGTGTATGATATTCCTGGCAGAAAACGAACAGGTCGTAAATTGGCATGACTTATATTGTAATCGTGACGTAAGGTTATGTAAGGAAGACCTGAAAAAGTGTATTGATAAATTTGTAGCAACTTTATAATATCAAGGTATGAACGTAACGACAGGAACGAAACAGGGCCATATCGTACAGGTGTCATGGCCGGATGGACGGCGCGAGTATTACTCCAGCATCGCCGCATTGGTGGTGCGTGAGGGCGAGCGTCTGGGCGTGCAGGGTAACACAATCAAGTGCAACCTGTCACGCAAGGGCGTGTACGAGAGCAAGCGTGTGAGGGTTGAGTACGTGCCGATATGGATTGCGGTACGCGGGCCGAAAGAATAACCCAATCAGATAATTCTTGCCAATATTGTAAAAAGTTGCAAGGATTTGCACAAACCGAAACAACGTATTATCTTTGCCCCGTTGTTACAACGGCTACAAATATATGTTGGGTCTTTATCGCGTTTGAGGTTATTAATGGACCATGAGCATCAATATTTGTTGTTGTAGGTTGAGAGGTCGGATTAAGTTCCGGCCTCTTTTTTTTGCCTTATTTCTAAAACCTTTCAATAAAAATTGTATTTTTGCGGTACCTACAACAACAACGAAGGCCGGCCGAGATAGGCGGTGTGATGCTCTTTATTTTATGGTCTATTAAATGAGGCAGGTGCTTTAGGTTTCGACCTGCAAGAAATCACTCGAACAAAACCTTGCTTTCATACCGACAACCGATGGCTGTTCGCTGTTCGGGGAGGGCGCAGATGAAAGGACAAAGTGCCAGCAACGTGCAACTCACGACTGGCGACCTCATAAGCATATCTGTGAGGTATGAAGCAACCCATTGAGGGAGGGGAGTACCCGGAACGTAGAAACGAGGCCCTACGATTAAACTCCAGGACTGGACATTATTTGATAGGCCGACTTTTACCCAATTAAGGTAATTGTCGCTCTTTTGTTTTTCTCTGGCCATTAAGGTTTATGAGGGAGATAAAGGAAAGGCCTTGCTATGCTGTTGAAATTTCGGTTCATAACTTGTGAAAAAGTGTAACGCGGTTACATTCTGCACCCGGCCGAAAATTCGTATCTTGTATTGTATTCAATCAAACTAACCTATGAATAAGTATCTATTCGGGGCGGCGGTGGCTGTCCTTTGTCTTGCATCATGCACGCAGGACGAGAAACGGGAATTGAAACAGGAAACGGCAACGGCAATCTTCGGCTGGCGTATGGTGTCAAGCGGTGACATGACAAGGGCGGTAAACACTTCGGATGCGCTACGGCATATCCGTTCACTGTTGCCGACAGATGCAGACCTTAACGCATCAGGCCTCACGATGACGGAGAAAAACAACGGACAGTCGGTTAATATCAGCGTAGGCAAGACCTACACGCTACGGACGGGCGATTATTCAATCAACTACACGTATGATCGCTCGGTGTTCCGATACGACAACCTGCACGTATCAGGCTGGGCGCAGTTCAAGATTGAATACGAGTGGACGATAACACCCGAACAGCAGCAATACACCCTTCCGGCAGAATACACGTGCCTGGCAATCGTGTGGGATCTGAATGAAGCGGCGCTGACAATCAACGGCCAAGACCTGACGGCAAACATAGCAACACAAACGAATGAGGATGGAGTGCGTGCGGTGTTCATCAGTGACATCGAGGACGAACAGCAATACACGTTCACGCTCACACCAACGAATACCGAGGACTACAAGATAACGACCTATACGGTGACGGGAGCCGACCTGCAGATAGGGCATTATTACCGATTGCAACCCCAACAGGCCAAAGGTCAGTTCACGCACGTGGTACAGTTTGATGACATGGAACAGGGAACACTCTGAACTCCCAACCTACATAAATAACTAAAACTTCGCCGTAGAGCGCATTTATTTGCCCGCTACGGCGTTTTCTTTTGAAACGTGATAACTTTATAAGACGAAACATGAAATGGCGTTACAGGGCAAATATGAACTTCGCAACTGCTTCGCCTGAACTTCGCACTACTTCGCAACGATTGCCAAGTTCTTACCAAGTTCAGTTATCACTAAACACCAAATCGAGCATCCGGCGGTTCAGAGCATCCACCTTGCGTATGTCTGGGTTGATATATACGGCCGTTATTTCAGATCCGTACTTATGACCGAGAGCAGCCGACACGTCATCACGGCTGGCATCCAGTTCGTTGAACGCCAGCGTAGCGTACGTATGTCGCGCCCAGTTCGTAGATAGTTCATTGAACGGTGCTCGGTCAATCAGGCGTTTCAGTCCGTCATTGATATGCTGTGTGTAGTTACGGCTGGACTGGTAGCGGTCGGCGATACAGAGCAGGGCACGCTCACCGCGATAGCGTTCTATCAGTGCGGCAGCTTCCGGCCATACCTTGACGTTATACAGTCGGCCTGTCTTGCTTCGGCGGTAGTGTATGCGCCCGTCAACGTAGTCCGAGTGACGAAGCAGGAACAGATCCGTAATGTTGATACCCAGCAGGCAGAACGAGAGCAGGAACATATCGCGGTACTCACGTGCAAAACCCGTG